TGAAACTAATCCCCCACGCATTTCTTCACGCGTCTGACGGTACAGCTCTATTAGCTTTACTTCAGCCTCAGAGAGCTCCCCACTTTTTACAGGTTGTTCACCCCATAAAATAAAATGAATATTAAACCCGTGAGCTTCGAGCTTGTCTAAATAGTCAGTATTCAGCGGCTCATTGTGCTTCTCAAAACGTCCAATAGAGTTCTTTTTTACCCCAAGTATTTCCGCAAGTTCTTCTTGAGTTTGTATCCCCAAACGCTTCCGTTCATCTCGCAAACGTGTACCGCGAGTATTTAAATCATCATTTTTCATACTTTTTCCTAAAAAAGCACTTATAAAGCATCATAAATAGTACTAAATTTAGAAACACTAAGTATCTAAGTACGATTTATGGTGATTTTCGCATGACTTCAACAAACATTCAAACAAAACCAAAACACACCGAACTAACCCAAGTGCGTTGGACGAAAAAACAGTTAAAAGCCCTCAAGAAAATTGCATTCGAAAATGACACCAAAATTGCCATCTATATCCGTGACTTTATGGTGAAACATCATCCCGAACTACAAGACCCTCCAAGCGATGCGCAATTGTAATGAAAGCATTTTAATAAACATCGCATTGCTACAAAAATGCAAAAAAATACACAAACTCAAACAGTTAAGCCGTTAAATTTTAGTGGGTCTAAATGTCAAATATTCACGTTCTCATAGACGAAAAACTGAATCAGCTCTTCAGCTTTAAACGCGTTGGAGAATGGTATCGTCAAGGCATCTGCCCGAACTGCGGTAAAAAAGAACTCTACACACATGCAGTCAACCCGCGTGTGGTCAAGTGCGCCCGCTTAAACAAATGCGGATATGAAGAACACGTCAAAGAAATCTGCGAAGACCTTTTTAAAGACTGGTCAAAAGACTTTCCGCGTACCAAAGAAAATCCAAATGCCACAGCAGATGCCTACCTACTCCATGCCCGTGGTTTCGACCCAAACATGCTCAAAGGTCTGTACACGCAGGAACTCTTTAGAAACGACCTCAAATACCCAAACGAAGTCACCGCAACCATTCGCTTTAAACTGGCAAGTGGTATTTATTGGGAACGCTTTATCGACCGTCCAGAGCGCTTCGGACGTCAAAAAGCAAACTTTATTGGTAAGTACGAAGGACATGCATGGACGTTAGAACAGCTCGACACCCTGTGTAATGCACAGTCTATTTGGATTACAGAAGGTATTTTTAACGCAATTGCCCTGAGTTTTAGCAAACAACCAAGTATTGCTACGCTTTCGACCTCAAACTATCCAAGCCTCATTCTCAAGCAAATTACCGACCGTTGTATCGAACTTAAAAAAGACCGACCGCGCCTACGTTGGGCTTTTGATAACGACAAAGCGGGCAAAAAAGCCATTAAGAAGTTTCACCTCCGTGCATTACAGGAAAAGTGGAACTCCACCGCAGCCCTGCCATCTGGTCAGTTAGACTGGAACGACCTCTACCAACGCGACCAACTGCACTCCGAATACCGTGACCAGTACAAACATTATGGCGAACTGCACATAGCTGAATCACCTGAGCAAGCAGGTCTACTCATCTATAACTATAAAGATGCTCGTAGAAAAACCTTTTGGTTTATTCATAACTTCCGCTTGTACTGGTTTAATCTCGACATGGACAAATACACTAAAGAACTGGAACGCATCGAGGCAGATCCAGAGCGCGATTTACTTCTCGATAACCAAAAACGAGAGCTCGCACTCCAGCAGTGTGCTGCGGTTTCCGAAATCTGTAATCGACAGCTCAACCCTCTGTATTTTCAGCGGAATGAAATAACCGATGAGTCCTGGTACTACTTCCAAATTTTAAACCCGGAGAGCGAGGCCAAAGCGACCTTTACCGCAGACCAAATTTCCGCACGGGGTAAGTTTGCCCCGCGTTTATTGTCGGTCCAGGTAGGTGCATGGTGGACGGGGAATGACCATCAACTACTCACCTTCATGAAAAATCAAACCGAGCGTTTACGTGAAGTTAAAACCATCGACTTTATTGGCTACAGCAAAGAATATCAGGCCTATATTTTCAACAAACACGCGGTTTATAAAGGACATGTCATCGACATAAATGACCATGACTTCTACAAAGTCGGACGTATCGAATTAAAAACCTTGGCCAACAGTCCAAATGTTCAGTTAAACCCAAAGTCCACATTTAAACCGACATGGTGGAAAGACTTCTACCGCGTGCGTGGTGCCAAAGGTCCGGTCGCTTTAGCATGGTGGACAGGCTCATATTTTGCCGAGCAAATCCGCACTATGCACAGCTCTTTCCCCTTTATAGAAATCGTCGGTGAAGCGGGTGCAGGTAAGTCACGTTTAATCGAATTTATGTGGAAACTTTCAGGTCGACCAGACTATGAAGGTTTCGATGCAAACAAATCGACCAATGTTGCGGTGTATCGTAACTTTGCTCAAATCTCAAACTTACCTGTCGTACTCATTGAGGGCGACCGTAACGACCAAAACGGTAATTCTGTGGGTAAGCCTAAGTTTTCATGGGATGAATTAAAAGACGCCTATAACGGCCGTGCAATTCGCTCAAAAGGCTTAAAAACCGCAGGAAATGAGACCTATGAGCCTCCGTTTCGTGGTGCAATCATGATTAGCCAAAACACCGCTATTCAGGCATCTGAAGCAATTCTGACACGTACTTTGCACCTACATGACCCATTGCCTCCGTCATGAGGACGCCTTTCTTAAAACCTATGCCGAAAAACTAGAGCAAACCGAAAAAGAGTTTCATAACAATGGCATTACCCATACACGTATTGCCCTTTGCCATGCACAGGTTTCGGCACTCATAGATGCTGTGGCCAAACACATTTTGCATGACGTCATTGACCTTGAAGAAGTCTGTGCAGCCCAAGACATGCTACTCGATATGGCGCATGAACGTGTGAAACAGCTCAATGGTGACCATCCATTGGTGGAGCAATTTTGGGACGTTTACGAATACCTCAATTCAAGCCGGTCTACCGAGTTTTCTATTAACCATTTTGACCATGACGCACATCAAATTGCCATCAACTTGAACGAAGTCTACAAAGTCGCTGCGAAGAACTATCAGCAGCTCCCAGACATTAAAGAAATGAAGAATCTTTTAACCGCCAGCCGACGCTATAAATTTGTCGACAAGAGCCGAGTAGTTAAAAGCCACCGTTATCCAGCAGATGAAGTTAAGAATGCCCTGGAGGACAAAACCTTACGCGAACATACCGTTCGTTGTTGGATATTCCAAAATCCTGCCATTTCAGGAAGCCCAAACTCATGAAAATACAAAACAACAGTAAATCTATAGACTTAACTCATGCACAATTTCACGCAATAGAAAAACAGGGAGGCATAAATGGCTGAGTATGTGATTACGGTTGAAGCCGACCGAGCACCTGAAATTTTATTGGGGCAAAAGCTTTTTGGTGGCAAAGTGACTGCATTAAATTTGGGTAAACGTAAACTCGTGTCGGCATCAGAACTTGCTAAAAAGTATGGTTTATCTAACACGACCGTTAGAACCAAACTGGCCACTATTAACCAGGGAACTTGTGGGAAACATTTATACGATCCAGAAATGGCAGATGCCATGCTCACCAAGAACACACGCACCCATAACCGTAGAAAAAACTAAGTAAAAGAATTAAAAATACCCGCCTTGTGCGGGTTTAATTTTCTCGATTAAATGCTTCCACCAAATCTTCAGCATTTGGGTTGTAGTAAGTATTTACCAAGACTTCAATTTTCTTATGGCCAGTAATTTTCGCTAAAATCTCTACTGGCAATTTACGCACCCGTACCATACGCGTAATCGCCTCATGGCGCGTATCATGAAAGTGCAAACCATTCAGACCAATCGCTGCTTTTCTCTTTTCCCACATCAACCGAAAGGCATTTTCAGTCTGTGGAATAACTTTCTTTCCATCATGTTTAATTAAATCGAGTAGTGCCCTGGCTTCTTCAGACAAAGGTACATTGCGCGGTTCACCATTTTTTGTTTTAGGCAGATGAATATGACGTTCATGCACATCCTTCTTTTCTAGTGAAATCAGCTCACCACGACGTAAGGCAGTTTCTAAGGCAAATAAGAAACCCCAAGCAACATAGTGCTGCGGTAAAACCGGTGTATCACCGACTTCATAATCTAGTGCTTTCAGCACCAGTGCAACTTCAGACGGATGGATCCGTCGAGATCTGGCCTTAGGTTTCTTCGGCTTGGTAATGAGCATCCATTGATTGTCATCGAGTAGAAATAGCTCTTTCTGAGCATAGGTAAAAATTGCGCTATAAAAAGAGATCTCTTTTAAAACAGTATTTGCCCCAACTTGAGTCAAACGTCGATTACGCCAGTTGGTTAATTGCTTGGGAGAAATATCATGTACCGATGTACCAGACAGAAAGCC